TACTGATTCTTCTATTGCCTCCATCTGATCATCTCCTGCCTCTCCTTCGATCGAAATTAACATTGAAGGACGGCAACCGTTTTCTAGTAGTGAATTATTGTGCTTAGATGCTTGTAGATATTGTTCTATTTCTAATTGACAGCCTACCAACTCACTAACTCCATACTTTTTGTTCCAGTCGCCTTTTGGATCAATGTTTTTTAGATGTATTAACTCATTGCCGTTTTTACTTAAAAATTTCGCCTTATTTTCTTTAAAATCAGTATCTCTATTATAATTTTCTGCAGCACCACCGCTATTGTAGCTGTAAGTTAATGGATAGCCATCTTTTATACTTTCTTGAATTGTGATATATTGAGGATTATAATTATCTAATCTTACTGGTTTTCCAGTTCCAATAACATTGGTATATACATTGCCAGTTAGTAAATAAAATAAAAAATATTCTGATAAAAACTGTCTTTTATTTTGAAAGGGATTAGGTTTATTTAGTAATTCGAGAAAAGGGTGGTTTATGTATTCTTTTTTTTTATGATCAAATATTTTAGGCTCAATACTGACAGCATTGTCTTTTATTAATTTAACTGCTGTAAATACTGGGGAACATTGAAGATAATAATTTAAAAAGGTTTCTGGATTTTTTTTATAAGAATAGCCTGACTGAATATAGTCAAAAAGGCTTTTACTATATCCCTTAGTTTGATTTATATTACTTGATTTGAATAATTTATTAAAAATAGCCATTTGTAAAATTTAAACTTTTAACTATATATTTTAGTAAATCAAGAAATAAAAGCAAGTACTATCTTATTATTATTTTTTTCTTTGGTTTTATCATGTATGATAAAAATTGACTAACTGAATCGACCGTATCATCATGCTTACCGCTTGGAAAACTTATTAACTCACCAACTAGATCATTAAGATAACTTGCGTTTTCATCAAAGTACACCCTGCCAGACTCAAACATAGAAGTTATTGCGTGTACTCTACTTTCTTTGTCTTTATCTACCTTTATTGGCTTTAATTTTCCTAATCCAGATTGCTTTAAGTCTTGTAAAATGCTTTGCCCACTGGCTTTATCTTCTATTAGTATCTCGCTAGGCTGATATTGATTATTTAACTCTAATATTTTTGTTTTTAGTTGAGGATATTCTAGCTTTCCCCTAAACATATTTAAAAGATAATAGTCATCTCCAAATTGTGTCTTTTTAAGACCCCAAGTAGTGCCTACAGAATAATCATTATTCTCGCCAGTTTTAAAAGCTGTATCCCATGATTGATATATTTTATAAAATTCTGGTTGTTCTTTATAATATTTAAACCACTCTTTTTTGAGTATAGTTCCTCCTGCAACAATAGGCTCTTGCTGGTATTGTGAATAAAAGTAAAAAGGATTTAATTTTTTAATTTTTTGTAAATCTTCTGCCGTATGTTTTTCCTCCCAAATTACTTGATTAGTATCTTCGTTTAATGCTGGTATTTTTAATATTTTAAAATCATCTTTATAATTTCTTTCTACAAAGCCGCAAATATCGTCTTGATGTAGTCTTTGGGCAATTATTATTATTGGTGTTTTTTTGGGGTTGTTTAATCTATTCATTAAAGTTTCCTGAAAGTAAGATATAGCTTTATTTCTCATTACTTCGCTTTTAGCATCTTCTGGCTTTGAAGCATCATCTACAACTAAAAACCCCCCAAAACAATCTTGCAATACTCCTGCTCCTGCACCTGTAACAGCCCCACCCATAGATACAGCATAAAAACTCCCTCCATTTTCAATAGTCCACCTCCTTTTACTTTCTTCTGATTTAGATATTTTTCTATTGAATAATTTTTGGTATTCTGGAGAATTTACTATTGACCTTATCTTGTCAGAAAAGTTTAATACAAGATTGTCTGAATATGAAGTGTAGATATTATTAGAATCTTTATTGATCGTATATCCCCAAGCACAAAGATATTGACAGATTGCTGATTTTCCATATCTAGGGCTGATATTAATCATTAAGTGCTGCTTTTCTGCTTTACCAAATACTAAGTCCTGTAAATTGCTTACAATCTCATTGTGAAAGTCTTTAAATATAAAATTCTGCTTAGTTAATGCAAAATGAAATACCTTAATAAAATGTTTTAGATCGTGCTTTAATAATAGCCTAGTTGAAGCTATATTCTTTGGTAATAATAATTCGTCAATAATTTCTTGAGTAATCATATTATTTTATCTTCTTTTAGTTTAATCCATAACTTCGCCGCTGTGGTTGCTAGGTTATTTTTATTAATCAATGTAAAAAACAAAGTTCTATCTGATTGGTACATATCATCACTTTCATATTTATATTCTAAAGCATCATCTGAATAGTTTATAGAAAAATAATAACAAAGCCTTTTAAAATTAAAATATTTAGGTAATTCATTAATTATCTGCTCTAATGTATAAACTGGAATAGTTGGCTCATATTTAGCCATTGGAATATCTTTGAAATAAACTAAATTCCATTCATTTTTATTCCACTTATCTATACTCGTGATAGTCCAGTAGAATTTAGTTTCAGCTTTAAAACCTAACTCTTTGAGTTTCTTGGAGGTTTCTAAGTCTGTTGTTATTTTTTCTAGCATAATTAATCTAAGTTTAAAATTTTTATAAAGTATGTTTACTGGTTTGTTTTCGTTTTCATAGTTTATTTATGTGTTATTATATACTTATCTTCGTCATACTGAATATTAATCTCTAGCTTCTTTCTAAGTTCTGATATCTCTTTCCACTTACCCTTACCATAAAGCATAGGATTAAGGTAATAAACGCCCCTACCCTCTCTGATTAATATTTTATTATCTACTAGCTTTGTGATATACTGATTAACTGTATTAAATGATTTACCTAAACTTTCTGCAATCTCTCTTTTAATATGAGAGTTTACAACTATTTTGTTACCATAGTTCATACATTTAATTAACTCACATATAATACCCTCTAACCCCAATGGTAAGTCTCTAATTATATTTATATGTTTAATGTATAGTTTAATATAATTATCCTCTTCTAGAATTTTAAAACTTTGTATTGTTTCCTCCTCTATCACCTCTCCTTGTTCGTTTACTTTTGTGTATTTAGTGCCTCCTGTAACCTTTTTCATTATATAGTATTAAATTAAATATATTAATATTATATATATGAGTATATAAATAGCAAGTCTTTTATTACTTATGTTATATTAGATATAATCACCTTTGTATATTGTGGGTATATAACTTATATATTGTCAGTATACAACTTGTATATTGGTGGTATATAAGACTATTTCTTACTATCCTTTGTGTATCAAGGTTAAGAGGAGTTTTTTATTAATTCTCCCCTCTTTTATTATATATAGTTAATCACTTTATTGTCTATATCTTGCTTTTGCACTCTTGCCCATACTGTAGGAGTTAATAATTTAGCTACTTTGTCAACTTTTTTTTCTAAAGTCTCTTTGTCTCTTTCTAAAATTCTTTCAAAAGTTATTTCTATATTTTTTGATGTTGGTTCAATATTATTTTCCGCCATCTCAATAGCAACTCTTGATAACATTGTTTTTTCTGATTTTGTGAAGTTAGTCATAACTAATTATTTGATTTGATTACCTCTTAAATATAGAACAGCTTATATTAAATGTCAAGTATTTATTTTATCTTTTTTTATTGGTGTTTTCGTACTGTAGCAAGTTGCCTAATCCTTGCTGTGCGGTGGTTTATTTTTTTAGCCTTTTAGCATATCTTCTAGCTTTTTTAAGGTTTCTTTGGTTGGTGGCTCTTCTGGTACCAAATCCTTACCATCTTTTCCTGTGGTTTCTTGTCTTATACTAAACTCATCTTTAGCCTTTCTTTCTAACCACCACTTAGAATCTATTTTATCCCCTGAATTTATACCACTAATTATGTTCTGTTTAGCTTTTAAATTAGGCTTTTTTTTCAATTCTTCCTTTTTAATCGAGAATGCAGGGTACTTATCGCAGTAAGTATATAAAGTTTCTTTATCAATATTGCAATATAAAACCGCCTCATCATCAGTAAAAGAATTAGAAAAACATTTCTCAAGTTTCTCGATCATATGCTTTGTCATTTTACTATGTCTTCCCATCTTTTGAGGTTCTTCGCATTGCTTATCGTAGTTCCAGATTTTATGATATTCGTGTTCTTGTTTTTTAGGAGGCATAACTAATTTTTTCTTGTTTCAGTTGGAAATAATAAAGCAAATAGAATTGAGCCGATTACCGCTATTCTGATAAACAGTGAATAGTCAGCTTCCCTGATGAAATTTATATCCCACGCTAAGAAAGCGAAAAAACCTGTACCAGCAAATAATATTGAAATAAAACATAAAAAAAACAATACTAAGTCTATTAAAAATTTTTTAATCATTTTGTCTTTAATTCGTTTTAATTGATATATTTAACTGTAATTAAATTCTTCACCATTTCTTTTTATGGTAAATTTTTTATTTTCTTTCTCCATATAGTTTTTCCATCTAGTTATTACAACTCCACAATAATTCTCGTCAAGTTCTATGCCATAGCATTTTCTTTTAGTTTGTTGGCAGGCAATAAGGGTTGAGCCAGAGCCAAGGAATAGGTCTATTACTAAAGAATTTTTATTAGAAGATATAAATAATTCATTAGCAATTAATTCAATAGGCTTCATGGTAGGGTGTAATCCATTCTCTCTTCCGTATTCTAAACATCTTGAATAGTTGACATCTTTTAAGCCATAGTTCCAAATGGCATTATTACGGAAATGCAATAAATACTCTATGTCTGGTCTATGAGAGTCTTTAATTGGAATAGCATTAGGTTTTTTCCATATTAAAACATTAAAAGAATATTTGTTTTCCACCGCCCAATTCAAGTAATTAGGTAATAATTCTTTATTGCAAAAAATGTAAGAATTATTTTTTTTCTTATTAAATACTAGATGAATATTATTTAGAAAATCCAGTGGATCAAAACTAGAAATAAAGTCAATTTCCTCTTTTTGTTTTAATAAATTTTTAGCAATTATACTAGAGCCTCCCCCTGTGCTATTTATATTATAAGGAGGATCAGTAAAAACCATATCAGCCTTTTCTCCATTCATAACCTTTTCAACATCATCAATCATAGTTGAATCTCCACATAATACCCTATGAGTCAATCCCTGCTCTTCATCTACTAACTCAAATAAATCCCCTTTTACAACAAAAGGCTCTTCTTTTAATTCTGGCACTTCGTCCTCTTCTACCTCTTGTTGCTCTTCTACCTCCTCTTCTTCGTCTAATTCAATATGTAAGTCCTCTAATTCAATTTCTAAGTCTGGTAAATCAATATCTAATTCCTCAAGCCATATATCTAAGCTACCTTGATTCACTGGATTTGTTTTTTGATTAAATACTTGCAATAGATATTTTACCGCTGTTTTTTTGTTGGGTAAATCAAGAAAAGTGCAATTTAATTTATCTGGTATTTCGTAGCCATCATTTTTTAAGTCTCTTAGTACATCATTTCTACAGTGACCATCAATAATATAAATATCGTCTTTATCCTGCCAAACATATATTGAACTAGCAAAACCATTATTTATAAGACTTTTTTTTACCTTCTCGGCGTGATAATTATTTTTTAAGTTAATTGGTTGTAAATCTTTTAGACTTTGCCAGTCTACTTTTTCTGTTTTTAGAATTAAATCTTTAATTTTTAAAACTTTTCTAGTCATTTTTTAGATTATTTAATTAATATATCTAAGTAAAAACTTATTATGTCTTGATCATGTTTATATTTTTCTACATCACTGTTTTTAGCTTTTATAACTTCTTTTATAGCTTTAGAGTCAAATCCTCTTGATTCTGCGTCTTTGTATGCTTCCTTAACTCTTTCGCTTAAATCTTTTTTTTGATCTTCTAGTGATTCTATTAGATTAATTATATCTTTTAATTCTTCTTTGCTAATTGTCATTAGTGTTTTATTAAATTAATATTGCCATAATTAATTAACATTGTTATAATTATATAATAAGTTAATTCTTTAATTAGTCAAGCTTAGGGAGGTTTTACCCTCCCTCTTATATTATATACTCGCTCTTAATGGATCACTAAATTTTCTAAAGTCACGAGGAGGATAACCATCGCCAATTAAATCCTTTAATTCATCTTTTTTAAAATAATTTCTCCCCAGTTCTTGTCCTTTCGCTAAATATTCAATAATTGGATGCCATTTTTTTCTTCGGTCATATATGTTACCAGTCAAACATTGGTGAAGAATAAACATCTTAACTGAATAAGGACTCCCATTGATTTTTAAAATATCTCTATCTTCTGATATTGTAACATTGTGCCAAGCTTTGTATTTAAATTGATCTTTATTTTTTATTTCAATAGTAAATGTCATAGTTTTTTTTGATTTAAGTTAGTTACAAAATCAATTATAACTAACTGTTTTAAATATGTCAAGTAATTATTTTAACTTTTTTAATTCTGGTAATATGTAATGATTTACCGCGAACATGCAGTTATTGTTCCAAAGTCGCTGCCAGCAATCATTATTTCTTGACCATTTAAACCCATGCCTTTTCATTATGTCAATTACTTCTCTTTCAGGCTTATCATCAAAAAAGAATTGAACTCTATCGTTTTCTGCGTTTTGCTCAATAGTCAAATTATAGTGATCAAATCTTGTTTTAGTTGATTTTCTTCCAAGTTGTGCCTCTAATTTTATTATTCTTTGTTTTATAGTTTTTATTTTAGCGTTGTTATTAGTTAAGCTAAAACTTTCAAAGCCTACTGTACCGAAGCAAGAAGGCTTTAAAACTTCTTTCGCAGATTCTTCACTTCCTAAAATTTCTGCCAATCTTTCAATTTTATTTTCTTTTTTATCTCTAGCTATTTTATTACAAGCTTTCATTTGATCTTGTAATTTCTCAAGTTTTACTAATTTTTCTTTTAATTTTGTAATTGCGTCTTTATCGTCCGATCTAATATCAGTAGAAGAATTATTTATTTTATCAATTGCTTTTCTTACTTTGTCAATAAAATCATACATTTCTTGAGTTCTTGCTCTTTCTCTGTTGTTCATTTTCTCCATTCTTGCAACAGGAAAATTAGAGGGTCCAGTTATCATTGAAGACATGCAATTACTTTTTGCGTTTAGTGATGCTAAAAATAAGCTTTCAAACTTTGTGAACGCTCTTTCATCTGCTCCTAATTCTGTGAATTCTTTATTTATCTCATCGAAAAAGTTACATTCTGATATTGCGCGTTTTTCTGGTGAAAAGCTAATTGCATAATAAGCTCTATAAGCTGAGTCATAATGTTTGTGTTTAGTCATTTTATTTTTAGTTTTAATTAATTACATAACTAAGTTTATACTATGCTTTTTTTATTGTCAAGTAATTATTTTATTTTCTTTTAATTTTATCCAAAGTTTAGCTGCTGATATAGATAAATTGTTTTCTTGATAATTGATAAATATTTCTAATCTTGAGTGACTAAAGTAATAAATACTATTCTTAGAAATCATTAAATGATATATATTATTATTAATCTCTATCATTTGCGGTAATTCGTTTACTATCTGCTCAAATGTGAAGCAACTAATTAAATCTTGTATTTTATTTACTTCATAAAATGGTAGATTATGATAATAATGAGGTT